ATGTCTACAAAATTAGTTTACCCTGCTACATTTGAGCAAGATGGTGATTATGTACTAGTGCAGTTTCCCGATGTGCCTTCAGCAATGACACAAGGCGATTCTATTGAGCAAGCTTATGAGATGGCTGAGGAAGTGCTAGGCCTAGTGTTGGAGGATGAAAAAGAAGCCCCAAAAGCCTCTACTGTTTCCGATATTCAGAAACGATATCCTGATAAACAGGTCGCTTTAATTGGAATTGATATGGCAGCTTATAGAAGAAAATACCATTCAAAAGGAATAAAGACAAATGTCACAATCCCTGAATGGTTAAAGGAATTAGCTCAACAAGAAAATATTAATTTCTCTCAAACATTAACTGAAGCACTAAAAGATAAACTCGATGTATAACAAAAAAGCCCTACTCTCAATTTGAGAGCGGGGCTTTTACTTTTTATTTTACTTCATCTGTTAATTTTTCGATCATTTTAAGCGCATAATTATCGTGGCTGTATTTCTCTTCTTTTGTAGAGTGTCCTGTGCGAGTCAACAGCAAGTTGGCATCTTTTAATTCTTTAGGTCCTAAATGTTTACGTTTATTCCCAAACACTAACCATACTTCTTCATTACCACTCTTTTGCACTTTAATATACTTAAACATAATATCATCATCCTTTTCTGTTATTTGTTTATTTGGTGCTTCGGGAATAGAAGCATTTCCACTACCTGCAGTTTTTCCGAAACCGTCGGCTATGGCATTAGCCATATCTTTAATGATAGAACTAAAATTATTATTATAAGCCTGCATGTCTGCAGCGTTATCTATAAAACACATTTCATAAAGACAAGAAGACATCCCTCGAAGCTTAGCGTTATAGATCACTGAAAAATTGGTTCGCTTCACTCCTCGACTGACAAAGTATTTACTCAACCTTTTTACAATATCTTGTTCTATAGAATCACTTGATTCTGAGCTTGTGATAAAGGCTTCTGTGCCTTTAGCCTGACTATTAAACGAGTTGAAATGAACCTCGAAAACATAGTCAAATGTTCCGCCAAAGTTCAAACGCCCTACTTGTGCCTCAGCGAAGGCATTTTTATTTTGATCATATACAGTGACATCCATTCCATTGTTTTTCAGCGGAGAAACTAATGCATTAACCACTCGGCGAGTTTCAACTGCTTCGCTAGTCCCGTTTCCGATCGCGCCTGGATCACCTGCACCATGACCAGCGATTAACAAAATCTTTGCCATTAAGCATCATCGTCCTTTCTGAAAGTGTTAGCACCCAAATCATAAAAGCCCCCTGCTGCTAAACCAGCAATAGCTCCGCCCCAAACAAAAACTATCATTTGATCAGGTGCAAATGAAAGGCTCCAAGCTATCCCTAAAAATAAACCTGTTAATAAATTTAAAAGCGGTAGCCATTTGCTATCCGCTTTCGTATATTTCTTAATCAGTTGTGTAAAGGCTAGTACAAACGCAATAATTGTGGTTGCTGCTGCTAAAATGTTATCCATTGCTTTCTCCCTTTCTACTTTTTAATTTGCTCTTTAATAGAGTGAATTTCAATCGTGATTTCTCTGACATTATTACTCGTCTCTTTGACCGTTTCTGATATCTCAGACATAGTCTTTGTCTGATCGCTGATAAACTGTTGCTGTTCTGTAATCACCTTATTTTTATCATCTAGGCGTTTAAGATACCGATTTTCTCGCTCGTCGTTCTTTCGCATGACCCAAATAAACAATGCCACAAACAGAACAGCAAAACTAATTTCTGTTGCATTAGCTAGTAAGGGTTCAATTCCCATAAATTCACCTTCTTTAATCGCTTTTAGATTTCATATAATTTATATTTAGCTGGATAAGACACTGTAAGGAAAACTCCTTCTGCGATATCTGAACCCATAATATACAAGTTCGTTCCGCTGTCGGTGATTCTAAATACAACACCTTTACCAGTTGATTGATGGGAACCTGTAAAACTCAATGTAGCCATATCACTTTGAAACTCTTTAGGTAATTCCCAAAGTAATGCGGCTCCCCAAGACTTAACTTTCCAAGCTGCTTGGAATGAAATTGTCACAACATCACCCGCTCGACCAATCCACACTGTACCACTAGTCCAGTAAGTTTTATCAATTTTGTCTGTAAAATTATAAGACTTAACACCTTGAACACGTTCTAGAGTATCACCTTTAACAGTCGGAGCCGTTTGAAAGTCCTTTGTGCCATTTACTGTCTGATTACCCGTTAAGGCAACAGCACCCGTTTGCGCAGCAGTTACTCCGTGAGGGTTTTCTTTATCATCTAAATGCTTGATAAAATCTTGTTTTGCGGTGTAGGAATCACTCAAACTTGTTGATATGGTGTATTCAAGAGCCGCATAATCTAGATTAACGGTACTAGCTACAACTCCGTCACTTACAGGAGCATAAACAATTATATACACACACCCGTCATTTTGAATTCTTTGTCCTGTCTGATTTTTATATTCGAGTAATGAAATTTTATTAGTAGTATTAACTGCACCGCCGTGCCAAGTTGTCCCCCAAATCTGCATATTCACTTGAGCACGTGTTGCTCCCGGATTAGTAGAATGTGCTCCACTTCCGCTTGCATAGACGATAGGGTGTATTGTCCCGTCCACTAGTTTTCTTACAAGTTCAATTTTTTGATCAAGGGTAGTTGCGTTATGCTGTGTGAACACCCAAGGTGTTTTTCTTTCGATATCTTCAACTACATTAAATGCAACGCAGATTTGTCTTATTCGGTTTACCTCTTTTATTTGGGAGATATAATGCAAATCATCTAAATTATTTACTAGTTGGTACCCAGGTGTAGATATTTCATAGTTAAATTTGTCAGGACTCAATAAATCAACACTAGTATTAGCATAGACAATATTTGGATTTTCCACTAAACTCCCATTAACTTTATCAACTAAGTTGCTTGTAAATTTGGTTTCGATATTTTCACCAGAAATAAAATTCAATAAATCAGTCTTGTTTACAATATCAGCCGATGACAATTTCGCTAACGCTTCATCTATTGCATCCAAGGCTCTTTTTAATGTGTCACTTATTTCAACTTTTGCATCTGCTGCAGTTTGATCAACCGAGGTCTGATAATCTGCAATCAATTTTTTCAAAGCTTCTAGTTCAGCCTCAATCTCTTTTACCCGTCCAGCAATCACTTCATAATCATCATCAAGCCTTTTCACAGCTTCCTCATAAGTTTTATTAAGTTTTTCAACTAACTTATTATATTCAGTGATAATCGTCTCAGCTTCGCTCGCATCGATATCTGAATTATCTGCTACGATTACGGTGAATTCGCCCGTCGTGTCTCTTTGACCACTTTTTACAAAAGAGAAATATGCACGGTGATATTTTCCAGCAGCCGAAAAAGCTTTGTTAGGAAATGTATATTGAAAAGTTCCAGTAGCTAAACTTGAACCATTAATGCCCGTAGTGTCATATATTTTGGTATTTCCACCCGTCACACCTTCAAAGGTTACTGTGTAACCTGTTAGATTAATCTGCTCATCTCGTCTAGTCACATTAACAGTAATGGTTTGCATATCTTGATCGCCCACCCGACCATAAATGATGGGGGTCAATTTGGGTTCTTTGGCTAAATCTAAATTTAAAATCTTATACGCCATCTGAAACCTCCTTTTCTACCCCAAGTAGTTGCTCTAATCGTGAAAGACGCTTTTCTTGTTCCTCAACGATCGAGATCAACTCTTGATTGGTTAAAGTATTTAAGTTTATTTGCTTGTTTACATCAATTTTAAGATAAGCATCCTCTTCACTTTTTGTAGATAAAAACGGAGAATACTGTGCAATCATCCCGAATTGGCGTTCTTTCGGTGGCTGAAGCTTGACATCTGTTGATCGATAATTCTGACGCCAATCGTAATCAACCATTTGAATTTTCTTTGTTTCCTTGATCCCATTCACTGTTGTAGCCTCAATATTTTCTTTAAGCCTAATATCTGATTGATTGAGAATTGAGTAACCGTTCATATTTAAATTACTGTAAAAACCTAGTGGAACATTATTATAAACAGTAAAAGACGACGTTACGCCTGTATTTTTAAGATAAGCATTCGAGATTTCCCCTGAACCGCCAACATAGGAGCCACCCATTATTAAATTTGAAATATGCGCACCTGCACTAGATACAGCAAATTTTCTTATGATATCTGTCGTCGAACCGCCTTCTTTAACACCTAAACTAGCGATATTACCTGTTTCTGCATAGATGTGTATTTCTTCTTTGCTTGTTGCCTTATCGCTTCCCCTTCCTAATCCTCCCAAAGGGGTGGAAGAGCTTTGTTTATTCATGCTGATTCCCCGTGAATCCAATGTCATTAAATTAATTCCATTGCTATCATTAACTTTGAAATCCGTAGGACTTAAAACTGAACGAATAATATTTCCATAATAATTCTTTATAGTGCCATCTGCCAAAATAATACGGTTGTAACCATTACTACTGGTGATAATACTGCCGTCAATAGTCGTACCTGTGATGCTAACACCGATAATGCTTATTGCCCTCAGAGTTCCCGTAGTCATACGATCTGCCACGATTGCGCCGTTATTAGTCATCGCTAAACCATAAGTTCCGTTATAGCCAGTAGAACTAAAGCCTAAGCCTCCGATATTCCAACGCCACACTTTTTTAGCTGTGTTGATGCTAGTCGTGTCTAAAATTAATAATTCTTGAGGATCAGCGATACTGGGATAGATAACTACGTGCCCTTTACCTGGGTTTTTAATAATGTCTGAGGCTTCTTTTTGAGCTTTTTCTAACCAATCAACTTTATTAATAATCTCTTTTACATCAGGTTGAGAATCTATGATTACCTTAGCAAAACTGGACCTTGCCTCGCCTAATTCGATAGACTCATAACGATTCAAATGTACATTCCATACTGTTTTTACGATTTGCGCCTCGGTATTAATATCAAGTTCGTTGAAAGCTACTGTGACATAATCACATAAATCAACTTCTTCGAGAGTTCTTAAATCCCCACTAATAACTGAACTTGCTAAATCAACAAAACTTGCTTTAATACTTACTTTGGGCACACCGACTTTGTTATTCTTTATAAAATTTTTTACAAGAGTTCGCAGCTGATCTACGGTCTGTGGTTCCTTATCACTGAAATCTACCATCTGAATACGTCTTTGGGTATAATTCCCTACATAATCGCTGTCTAGATAGGTTTCAGGTAGTGTGATTATTTTTTCATCCTCACCATTGCCAATCCTGGCCCATCCATAAACAGAGGAATATGTATTTTCGATTGATTCCTCTTGAACGATATCCGTTAAATTTTTCCCATAAGCGATCACAACATTCTTCTCAGTTCCTGCACTAGCAAATAATTGCACTTGGTTATTATTGAATACATATTCCCCGCCGTAAGTATCTAAAATAGAACCTTCAACGCCACCAAGAACTTCCTGAGCATTTGCATATTTAGACGGATCCGCAAAGCTAATATTCCCTCTTGTGAGTATGTCACTATAGAAGGTAAATTCCCCTTTAGGCTCCATTTGGTTCTTCAAATAATTTAATGCTGTTTGGGCAGGGATATTTCCATATTCTGCACCTGTCTTGACAATCGTTCTCAATAGTTGATATCTATAATGTTCACAATAGACTGATACAATTCCTTTAATTGGCTTAGATATACTCGCAATCTCTAGACGTTGATTCTGAGCTTGAATTGTAGGACCCGCATCAGTAACAATCCATCGACCGATTTTCAGTTCTTTGAACATAGGTCCATTCACAGGATAATCAAATGTCAATTCATAGCTGCTATTTTTCCCTCTTGTAACGAGAGGATTGATTGCATCGCTTAGGGGTCCTAAGCCGAGTGAACCCCAGTTATTGTTACTTTTATCATGTAAAATGAGTGTGCTCATACGGCTAAATTCCTCCATCGTGGTTTTATTTTAAATTGATTCAAATTGGTATAGCTAATTTCATTCCTCCCAGGCTCCAATACGATAGGATCATATTTTCCGTTTGCCATGAAACACTGTTTCGATACATTTACACCACCTGCTTTATAAGCTATGCCGTTCTCGCTATCAATGGTGATGATTCCAGTTCCTGCTTCCTTGGCTATTCTGAATTGACGGCCGTTTATATAAATATTACTGTCAACTGATGCTGTGGTTTTATTGAAGCTGATAAGAGGAAAACTAGAAAAGTTCTCAGGGTTTGTGATCCCTTCGCCACTTTTTACGTCTCGCTCATCTTCACCGTCTTTTCTAAAAACAAAAGGTTGGCATTTGAAAGAGAAATCAATATCGAGCCGATCTCTTCGTTCATCCTTCGCACTAGCACCGCTGTAGCCTAAAGCCTTATAAAAATATTCAGGATATTCACTGAATTCCAAAGGGCTATACCCTCGTTCTAAATAAAGCCACCCAGCAATATCTCGCAACTGGGCAGCAATGGTTCGATCACGCTCTTTATATATACGAACAGGAAATACCTTCTCAAAATCCTCGAACCTGTTACGGTCGTAAATAATAGATGAGCTTCTGCCATCTACTGATTGAAGTTCAAGTGCTGCCTGAGGGACAACAAAAGACATTTCATTTCTAATCCTCATACTAAACTCATTAGACTTACGTCCTCTAAATTGAAAGTATGGATAATCTAATAAATTCATGTTAAGCTCCCCCTCATTTCTCTTTCTGTTAAAAGTGCCAACTGTTTGGACGTTTCTTCAATTCCTCGATCACTGCTGAGATCGGCATGCTCTATGTTAATTGAAATAGTAGGTGCCTGATATCCACTAGAGGTGTCTCTAGATTTTATTATTTCAGTATGTTTGCTTTCACTGAAACGCGGAATATTTAATGCAGCTTCAGGAGTTATTCTGCCTGATAATAGATTGCTTAACTTATCGATCGCCGATAAAGCGACTCCTGTGTCTTTTTCAATACCTTCAGCCACACCTTGAGGCAAGAATCTACCAACCTCATCTCTCATGACTCTCGAAGGAGAATTAATGTCTAATGCAGATTTCATGGTATTTGTAATGCTATTAGCTACAGAACGAGCCGCATCCAAAGCTGCACCTGATCCAGAATAAATCCCGTTGGCTAAGCCCATCATTGCATATTGCCCAATACTCACCATATGATCAGAAAGTCCGTTAGTGCTTTGAATGATTTGTTCTACAAGTGTATGAACTGCTTGAATGGCTGCTGCAGATTGACCTTCAATACCATTTGATAAACCCTGAGTGACATTTTCACCAATTTCATGAAACACTTTAGAAGGGGAATGAGTATCAAGCTTAGTTTTAGCTCCTTTTATGAGGTCATCCGTCATCTCTGTTACTGATTTTATAGGCTGCTCTTTCCCATCAGTTACCCCTTTTTCTAGTCCTTGTGGGATAGAAAGACCTATATCCTTGAAATTAGAATTCTGTAGTTCTGTTCTCACAGCAGCTTCACTTTGAGTAATTATCCCTTTCATTGATTCATTAAGAGCGTTTCGAGCATTTTCTACACCTGAAGAAACGTTATCAACTGCATTTTTACCTACTTCACTGAAATTAGCTTCTGCAACTTGACTAGATAGAGTTTCTTTTTGTGTCGGTATTATTGAAGCGATTTCTTCATTTACGCCGTGTTTACCAAGTTGTAGCCCTTCTCTCATAGCGTTTAGTGAGGTTTCTCCTGATTGCCTATAGACTTCATTCAATTCCTGCAATTTTATATCTGATGAATTTACAAGTTCCGCTGCTTGGGCAGCTCCCTCAGGACCCATCTTTCTCAACTGTTCTAAAAGCCCTTGATCTATCCCTCTTTCAGCTAGGATTGCTATATTTTCGCTCCACTGAGAAACAGCTTCTTGATTCTTTTGAAGATTAGCTATCATTTGATCAGTTGAGATTGCTTGTTTTTGGTCGATTGCATCAAAAACATTCCCTACTTTTTCTTCTAGAGATTGGTACTCGGCTCTCAGAGCATCCATGACTTCCTTATTTTTTCCCTGCAAGGCGTCATATGAAACTGTTTGTTGTAAAACACTGCCCTCCGTCGCTGCTGCCGCACGCTGTAAAGAGCTTTCCGCATCATCGGCCGTCTTTATAATCTCAGCTTGCAAAGAACTTTGGGCATCTAAAAGTTTTTGTTCTTCTTCATTCATCTGTGATATGTTTTCTTTTGCATCTTTGATGCTTCCACTCGACTGCTTCAACGTCTCGTTCCAGCGCTCTCTTGCAATATTGATTTCCATCAACTTAGCTTCATTGTCGTTACGTTGTTTCAGCATTTCATTGATACGCTCTTGTGCGCTGGAAGCTTCGTCTAAGGCATGAAAAGCATCAATTTGCTGTTGGATTTTTTCTGGCTGTTCAGCAAGAATATTATTCTGTTCATCATAGACAAGATTAAGGTCCCCTAATTTACCATTAAGAACTTCAAGTATCTCTGTCATACGTTTTTTCTCGGAGTTACTAAGCTTCTCTTTATTTGAAAGCATGTCCATCTCTTCAATTAAAGCCGTGTAGTTTGCTTTAGTTTCAGCTAATTTGTCGATTTCGCCTTTTCTTGAGATAGCTGCATCTTCATTTTTTTTAGCCATTTCATCGGTGGTCTTGATTAGTTCTTCTTGCTCACCCCGTAAAGCTTTGACTTCTTCTGATTCCTTGTTGAACCATTTCCAAAGATTCACTGTAACCGCAACTAATGAACCTATGATAGCCACAGCCCAACCGATAGGACCAAGTAAGAATTGGATAGCTGCTGAAAGAGCTGTAGTTGCTGCGGCAGCCAAACTAGTAGTTCCTGTTAGCACACCCATTATTGTATTTTGGACAACCAGCAACGCTGTTTTAGCTGCAATCAAAACGTTATTCGCTTTGGTTGCTACAGACTGTAAAAGCTGCTCTCTAGCTAACGAACTAGTTGCTAAAGCAGCCAATTCTGTAGCTACAATATACAATCTGATAAAGGCTTCGGTATTACTAAAATAGGTACCTACTTCTTTTACAATCTTCAAAGCTACAAACGTAGCCACAAAGCTTGTGATAGTTGGAATCAGAGGTTTTATGGCATTTCCTAAACTAGATAAAACTGTAACGAAAGCGGCGACTATCGGCGTTGAACTCTTGATGACCGTTGTAATTGATTTAAACGTTGCATTTACTAAAACCTTCATGCTATCGAGGTTTTGAGCGATATTTTTACCCGTAGTAGCTTTTGATAAATCATTTAAAGCTTCAATGATATTCGCAATCCCTTTAGCAGCCGCATTTTTTAAGTTGCCAAATGAAGTTGCGATCCCCTCACTGTTAACTTTTGCAAGTTTAGCGAGTTCGCCTGTTCCTGTACCTAGTTCTATTAATTGATCTTGAAATTGATCGAAGGTGACTTTTCCTTCTTTTAAGGCTGCGTATAAATCGACCTGAGCAGTTCGCCCTAGAAACCCCATAGCCTCGGCTGTTTTTTGTAATCCGATAGGCATTGTCTCCTGCAAGGTTCTCCAACTCTGCATATCAACTTTACCCGTTGATAACATTTGAATATACTGTTCCATCCCCCGTGAAGCATCATCAGTAGAAGCCCCACTAGCAAGCATAGCGTTGTTTAGCGCTAACGTTGCATCAGTAGATTTATCAAGATTCCCTGTTACAGAAGTCATCCTCTGAGCCGTTGCTACTACGTCATCTAGTTTGGTTGGTAGCCCGTCGATTCCATCAGATAACTTATTCACGTTTCTGCTAGATTCATCTGCACTGAAGCCTAAAGCATCCATAACCTTAGGGAATTTTTGCATCGTATCAAAACGACTTATGGCGGCATCCAGTGAATTTTTAAGAACATCAAATGCTACAGAAGCGATTTTGACTAGCCCAATGGAAGTGACAAGGTCTTTAATACCACCTGAAGCTTTTGTACTGTTGCCGCCTAATTTGTCTAGTTGATCATTAAGGATTGTTACACCTTTGCCGTCAACATCGACAGAAATAACGATACTTCCATCAGCCATGTTCCTCACCATCCTCTAATTCTGTGCCTGGTAAAGCATATTTTTTTTGTAGCCGTCTCATTTCTGAAATATGTTCTTGTGAATCACCTTTAGAGGGCGACCACTGTCGGATATTGATTATTTTTGACATGACACTCTCGTCAGGTAAAGCTTCTAGAAGAGCTTGAAACTCAGTCCAGGATAATTTACCCTGCTGCTCAAAAAGATTGATCCCTAACACAAAAAAAGACGCATAAATGAATTTTGCGTCTAACTCAATATCTATGACTCTCTCTTCCTGATTCGGCATAGGGTTGCCTAAAATATCAACCTCTATAAATTGCTGCTCACTTGAATGAATATGATTCTCCAAGATGAAAGTAAACAGCTCCGACTGTTCAGTGAAGGAAAGTTCATTTTCTCCGATTAGTAGCTCACAGCAAGAGTCTACTTTTTCAAAATTTTCTAGAGTTTCATCTTTCAAGATTTCAAAAACATCTAAGACGTTATCAAACGAAAGATCAAGCGGAAAAGTCACGCCGTTAAATTCAATATCAGAAACTAAAGGATCATTTAATTTCATAACGAATCCCTACTGTTTTTTCTTTTTCATTTTTTTCTTCAACAAGTCCGCTTTTTTCTTATTGTATTTATCCGACCTTTTGGCTGTTTCTTCTGATATTCTTTCGGCGATTGCAAACATGATTGTGTCAAGCTGTTCAGCTAAAACATCCGTATGAGGAAAGACTTCATAAATTTTATCGAAAGCGCCGTCTCCTAGTGCGGCATCGTATTGAATACGAGTAAGTTCTTTCGTAAGCTCAACAGCTAACTCAAGTTCTTTTTGATTTGCTTTTTCTAAATTTTCAATGGTGTTTAACTGCTTACTTAAATCTTCAATTTTTTTGTCAATTTCTTCTTGAAGACCAAAAAAGCGTTGTAAGTCTTCAATTGATGTGCCGATAAAAAATTCAACTGGTCCAACATTGACTGGGAACCCCTCTCGTTTCAACTCAAAATCTAAACTTTTTGACATTTCCATTTCCCTCCAAAAAGGGCAAGAACCTATAATAGTTCTTGCCCATCAATTAGTATTCTTAGTGCTTTATTCGCCGCTGGGAGGTGCAGGCGTCACCTCTGGTTTTTTAATATAAGCGATTCTACCACTCAAGATTTCTTTTGCAGTCGCATCGCCACCCCCCGCCTTCGGATCAAAGATTTTGGCTAATCCAACCACTACCGAGCCATCTGTTTCTTCGATACGGTGCCACAATTTACGACCGTCATCATTTGCTCGTCGAGCATTTGCCACGATTTGATGTGCAGGGTCCTCCGCATCATATTGACCTTCAAAAGTCCATACTTCAGTACGGCCTAATAAAGATTCTTCCGCATTTCCGTCTTCTGAATCATAAAAAACAGATGCATCCGTTTCGTCTGAACTATCGTCAGTAATATTACTGATTCGATTGGCTAAGCGGTGAAAATCTGCTTCCTTTGGGGCGGTGTCACTACCTACCACATAGGGTGCTAAATAATGTTTTCTGATAAAATTTCCTTTTGTTGACATTTAGTTTTCCTCCTTGAATGTTGTTAGGCTTACTTGAAAATCTAATAAAAAAATGAACCAGTTCTGCTCATTCGCTTCGTTGATAAACGGCTTACTGGTAACTCTTAAACTATTAAACTCAAATGATTGGTCTTGGCTTTCAATCGTTTCTATCCGTTCTATATAATCGGAAATAAGCCACAACGTTTGTTCTATTTTGTTGCCATCGTTTGACCTCATTGCTAATTCATAATTAAGCAATTCATCTTTGGTCCCGTCATAATACTCTCTACTGACTTGCCCACCAGGTAGGGGATAAATGACTAAACTTTCATCAGTGGTCAGATATCCTTTTCTTAGTTGTATCGGCATATTCGGAATTGAATTGATTTTATTTTTTAATTGATCGATAAAGTCCATTAGTTAAAACCCGCCCCTTTCATAAAGCTTCGTTTCCAAGCAGGGAGGTAAAGTGATTTAGCTTTCAAATCCCATCTCTTGCCTGTGCCTGGTGTAGAATACTTTCTGAAAACAGCTTTTCCGTTTGTCCCATAATACTGAGCTTTAGCATATGGTGTATCATAAATAACTTCGGTATTATCACCTGAGAGGTGTGCTGTTTGCCTCAAAATTCCGCCCCCTGATTGCATCGGGACGAACTGGTTCATATCAGCGATCATTTGATTACCTAAAGCGTATCGACCTCTATCGAAAGCTTGTGCGCTAGTTTTAGCTTTTACGCCTTTCAAATCTATTTTGATTCCCATTAGATCACCCCGATTTCATAGGAATATATCTGATCTACATAAGGCTCTTTAAAAACAGCAGCACTGACAACGGTGTGCTCTCTTCCGTCAAAGATAAGCATGTCTTGCTCCTTAAATTCGGGTAAAGGTGTTGTCAATCCTACGTAGCAAAAGACAGTTGCATTGAACAGTATCTGTTTTCCTTGTGAACCGAAAGTATATTTAGGAGTTCGATCTATACGAACCGATTTCACCTTTATGCTTTCACCATATCGAGGTTTGTTATAATCCCCTTCGCCTAAAAATTCGCGATAATCAAATTCTTCTATGAGTGTTTCCTTAGGTGGTTTTTGAATCAACATGACGGAACACCTCGATATAATAGACCAGTGCCTTCTAAGTAAAGGTAGACATCTTCAGCTACTAAGGATTTACTCTCATTAGAGCCTCCTGCATTGTAACGACTAACATTGGAGACAGTTGTCGAACCAATTGTAAACATTTGAGGCTGACTATTTAGATTTTCAAACGTGTCAGCGTTGAGATCACCAAAGTAAATAATTTGAGCACATAATGCTTTTTTGAATTTATTTACTCGGAATGTAACTTCGTCTGTTTTAATATCATTAAACTGATAAAAGTCCTGTGTTTCGTGATCAAGGACCGCTTCAGCTTTTATCAGATATTTCTCAAATAATTCTTTGAAATCCTCAGTCTTACCTGTTAATTCCTGAAATTCGGAAAATTCAAGGTAGCTCATAAACTCCCTCCTTTAATAAAAAAGGGAGAAGCTTATGCTCCCCCACTTTTTTCTGTAATTGTCACATCACAGTCGGCAGTTAAGCCATTTGATGTTGTGACAATAATCTTGGCATTTCCTGTTTTAATGCCAGTTACTTTCCCCTGCTTTGGTGTTACTGTAGCGATTGACTCATCGCTTGAACTGAATGAAATTGTTTTATCTTCAGCGTTTTGAGGTTCAACTACAGCAGTCAAAATTTCATCAGCCCCTGTTTCAAGAGTTAAGGATGTTTTATTCAAACTCACTCCTGTTGGGGCTACGCTTTTGGGACGTAAGAAGCATAAATAGCTTTCTTAGCATTATCGAATACAATCGCATCGTAGTAGTCTAGCCCTTTGATCGTATCTCGGTAACCGCTGCGATCTTGAGAAGCAGGCACTGTATCAACCGTACCAAATTTCACAATCGGAGCCACTGCTTCTAGTGGTGTAACAATGAAATTAATCGTGTCATCAATAGTAAGCCCGTTGATGCGGTCTTTTGCTACCTTCATAATTGGAACACCGCCGTCAAGTTGTGCGACAGTACGATCAATACCAGCGATTGACATTTGGTTCACCGTGAAAGTTTTGCTAACACCTTTAGCGTTTTTAAGTAGACGATATGTCTTAGCAGATACAAACATTACATATCCACCTGGAACTTCATTGTCGGTCATATATTCTTCTGCTGCATCGTAGGCGTCAAGAATATTTTCAGTAGTCAACGTTTCACTTACTTTTTCACCTGCGTTGTCGAATAATACTTGCATTGCTACTCGATCACGGTGTGGCACAGAGATCAGACGTTTATGCTCTGTTACAATGTTGTTAATTGTTAATGCTGCACTTTCTGACTGATCTAGTTGATCCACATCATAACCGAACCAATCTTCGTGCGTTAATTTGATCGTTTCTTTTGAAATATCAATAGCTTTTCGGCTGTTGTCTTGATTACGTTTGTATTGAGTCGCATCCATAAAACCAGTCATTTTATTGATACGGACTTCATTAACTCCGACAAAATCGGCAGGAGTGATACTTTTTGCCCCTTGTGTCAAGATATCCCATACTTGAGAACCTGCTTTAAATTCCTTGTCAATAGTTGCTAAATCTTTACTATCTAATACTAATGCCATAATTATTCACCTAATCTTTCTTGAATTTTTTGTACCAAAGTTTTTGCACCTTCCCCAGAACCTGTCGGATTTCCACCCACCACAAACTGTGGAGTAGGTTTCCCTTCCCCATTTTCTTTCGGGTCTTTTTGCTGAAACAAGAAAGCTTTGTTCTCTTGAAGCCCTTTTAGTTGTTCTTCGAAGCCTTGTAGTTTACCGTCAACGACTTTCACTGTCTCTTTATCAATTTGACCGAGGACAATGTCTTCGTCTAAAGCGTTAGCTTCCTTCAGGGCTAATTTAATTGCAAAATCTTTCTGCTGCTCAGCAAGTTGTTTGTCAGAATTGGTTTTTGATTCATCAAATTTGGTCTGTAATTCAGACAGTTGTTTCGTCAAATCTTCATTGTCTTTGACGGAATCTTTAATCTTGTCTAATTCCTCTTGGTTGGTCTTTAATTGACCTTTGAACTGATCACGTTCCTGCTCTGCAGAAGCAAGCGCCTTGTTTAAATCAGTTACAGTTTGACCATGTAAAGCCATTACTGACCCCATTTGTTCATCGGTTAAACCTAATTCTTTTAGTTGTTCTCTTTTCATGCTTTTATCATCCTTTCGAGTTTTTACGTGGCAACGACCACGAATGGGCGACTTATCTTTAACGCCTTAGTCAGCTAAACAAGGCAAAATAAAAAGCCTTAGTAAATGCACTAGGCTTCGTTCTCATATTTAAAATCTTTTAGCAATGTATTCAAAGGTGTATAAACTCTTTCTCTTGCATAGTTCCTCGCAAGATAGTCGTTACTTTTTACCAGATCGCGAATAGCTTTTTGAGCGGTAGAGATATTTTTCTGCCAAGCTGCAACGCCTTCTTTATTCCCCATTGCCTCGGACACCATTCTATTTTTCTTAAACTTAACAATACGGCGTTCTAGTTCTCTCTGCTTTTGTGTAAGTTTAGCAACTTCTTTGTTTTCGGCTGCTTCATATTTAGGCTGATTGTTTGTAGTTACTCCTGGAATGAACGGGACATGTAAATGGCGGCAGTTGATGCCTCGGTGTCCTCCTGCTGTACCATAGTCAGCCCGCCAATAAGGATCATAAATACTTCTATACTCACTATTTGCTGGAATATTAGGCCGTAAATCAGCCACATTCCCCTGAATCAATGAACACTCTGATCTAGCTCCCATGTGACTGGTAACAAGCACCGTATAGACGCCATACTCAGCCATTCTATCCGTTCTTAGCTGGTTGTAAGTATTACTTAGTGTAGATTTCAAAACAGTTCTCACATAGCGTTCTAATGACCATGTATGACCGCCTTTATCTGTGAATGTACTCTTGATTCCTTTTTGAGCCCATTCTCTTATCGTTCGTTCTAGAGCTTCCTCGAATGTAAATAGTCCTGTGTTGAAAGCGGCAGCCGTTTTATTAATGATTTCGTTGTACATAAGTGTAGTTGCTTGTAAATGCCCGTAATTCGTAGATAGCAAGGTTTGATTCACATAGTTGTCTATATTTCCCCAAGCCTGATTAAAATAAGCTCTCATGATTGTATCTAGATTAGTGGGTAAAGCTAACGTTTTATAGGGCATTTCTTTGTCGATCTCTCCGATAATTTTGCCCCCTGAAGTTTCAAACATCCGTTTTACTTCTTTTTCTGATAATCCTGTAGCCTCAGAGATCAATTTCGCAGAATCTTGATTGAATAACCGTAATTCTTGCAGCTTGTCTCTCTGCCAATCAAGAATATTACCTGATCCATTATTTAATCGTTTAATGATTAATCGAATCAGTTCTCCCTCTAGTGACTGGTAAATATGGGACATATTGCTGGACCATAAACTTAATTGATGTGGCGTTATTGGCATCACTCATCACTTCCGTATTTTTCTCTCAACTTAGTCTCTTCATTCTCTGCATAATCCGATCCAAGAGTTTCTGCATTGATTTCAGAAATAATGGTCTTGGCTTCTTTTTCAGTAACTCCAAGAACCTTTTGTATCGCTCTTAGTTTAGAGGTTAGTCCTAATGTAGTCAGTTTTCCGTAATAATCCGCTTTTGCATCTTGCGATTGAAAAACACCGTCATCAAAATCAATGTTAATCCCAGGGGCCTCTGAAATCGGGTGTAATCCTGAAGCATTGGCTAACTCAAAAATAGTGACAACTAACTCTTTTAGTGCTTGTTCTACGATCAAGACATTATCTGAACGAGTAGAGAAAGTTTCTGAGTTCTCACTAATAATTTCAGTTGCTGTTTTAACAGATTGCCCATCGAACGAGAATGTTCCTGAACTGAATCCTGTCTGAAGCTCTATGATTCTTAGAATGAAATTTATGCTTGCGATGAACTCACTTGAACGTAGCGTAGGAGCGAATTCGTCGATGAGAGGTTCATCGGTTTTTAACCGTTGAAAGACGCTGGTCTTACTATCAAACCTCTGTATCGGATTTCCTTTGTCGTCATATCTGACTTTAAAGAAATGGTCCGACGCTAAAATTTTACGTCTTGCTTCCTCAATCTCCCACATGAACTCATCGTATTTTTCATTGATATCTTTAATTTGTCTTTTTGCGTTGTCAATGATTCCTAAGCTAATAGGACTTGATAGATTGATGTTGTTTTTTCCAGCAAGTTTGATATAGACAAAGATCGGACGACTAAAACCTTTCATCTCAGTTTCTTTCTCTAAGTCTTTGTATTTTTCAAGAGTCTTTAGCCCCACTTTAAGGCCCACAACGTCAGCTTTTTCTGATCGATATAGTTCATTACGGATAAAATATTTACCATTCTCCCAAACATGGAATTCCAAGAGAGTATAATAAACCATCGTTTGACCTTCTGCCTGTTGAGTAACTGTAGCGATTGCTGCTTCAGTCACGTCATTTGTGTTTGATTCTAGCGGATAGAAGGTATCAGCTCTGCAATAGGCGATCTTAATTGTCTGTGTGCCTACATCGAGATATGGACGGAGGACTATTCCTCCAATGGCATAGCCTGCTTCTAATTCCTCACCGAAATTTTTATCAAACTTATTATCTTTAAAGACTTGCTGCAGAAATTCATCCGCCTTTGGGTCATCGACGCTAATCGTGCAACCATCATTAAAAACAAGCTTTGATAGCTTTTTAGCTACGATTTTAGGTACATTCAGTGAGTGAAACGGTCTTTTGCTTGTCAATCCTTCGCTTGTTAGATAACTGACATCGGGAAAGACGGATTTATAAAGGACTTTATTTTCTTGAATGCGGTCATATTCTTTAGGATCAACTGAAATCTTCGGGTGATCTGTAATACTGTTTAGCTCTTGAACTACTCCCAATTTTGCGCCCCCTTTCTTAAAAAAATTCTTTAGTTTTTCTAGCATATTTACACCTCGATTCGTTAGGCAATGTAAGTTTTATAAAAGTAATTGTTGCCATATCTTGATTCATCCAATGCGTGATTATATTTATCAATCGGTAGCCCGTTATCGTTCCGAACGTACATAGATAATTCTTTTTCAAAATTGTAGTGGTCGAATTCATCACCGCTGTCTAGCAGAAGGAATTGCCCACCTGCAATCGTGTTCTGAAGCCTCTCTATTCCTACTTCAATCTTTAAGCCATTACTTGAAACTTTATCTTTGCTGTTGTTATCAGCCTTGTCTGTTAGTATTCCTTGCAAATCCAATTCGGTTCTTAGTGTCAAACAGGCAGGATCGACGAAGAAGTGATTCCAATGTGGCAGATGACTCCATTTTTTATAACACCACTCTATAAACTGCTTGATCTCTTTAGCATAAACGGACATGGCTTTCGTCACGCCTGTGTCTGATCCGCTGTCGTAGTAGTTCGCTAAGCGGTACAGGTAGTATTTGCCATCTTTGAACGTAACGACCCAGAAAGCGCACGTAGTTGCGTCTGATTGACCTCCGTCAGCGGTAAAGAATGTTTCTATCACATTACCTTGAATTCTGGAGACGACATTTTTCTTTTTGCTGAACATTGAGTAGATGACACCTTGCGGAAGCACTCGCTTCCCGTACCAGTCACGATCAAGCAAATATTCACTGCTGGATAATTCCTGATAAAGCTGTTCTTTTCTGTCCTTACTCAATATCGGGTTATCATCAGGAGTCCAATGACGAAATAAAAAACGCCCCGATTTCTCGAAACGTTCCAGTAATTCTAGGTTAGGGTGATTTGGTGCGGGCGGATTCTGCTCACCCAAATGATAGCGCCACTCTGCTGCAAACGTCCGCCTAAAACATTCATTGATGAAATCTTTATGCAGTAGATTGAATTCAAGAAAGGTCACACTGCCTAAGGACATACCTGTAATCGCACCAACAGAGTTTACCTTGCCGCCACCCTTGTAGTAGATTTTCTTGTCTCCGTTAGGTGCGTATAGTAACAGATGATCTCCGTGTTCATCGTGCCGTATATCAGATACGCCTTCAAAGATATGCATCAATCCCAGGCCGTCACCGTCCATAAACATGCGGAAGGCTTGCTCTTGGTTATAAGCACAGACTAGGTGATTCTGATCAGGTGATCTCAAATAAAAATCAGCCATCTTGAAGATATCAGAGGTTGTCTTGCCCGAACGAGGTGTGCCCTCATTAAGTTCAAAGGTAATCCCCTGAATGATTTGATTAATGTTTTGAGTCTGTTTCAGGCTGAACTGGATCGCCATTGACATTCCCCCCTGTCTTGACGTCTAACAAGGCTTGAAGCAACTCGTTTCCTTTTCCTCCTGCTGTCAGTTTATCAGCCGTATTTTCAAGGATGCGGGCTTCTGACTCGGCTTTTCTGATCTGTACTGACATCAATTCTAGTTTCTTACGTCGCTCATCTTCTTCGTCAGCAATAGCAACAAATTGCTTGATCGAATTGTTCAGCGTACTTATTGCCCTTGATTGGGCATTGAGGAAGTTCGCTTGCTTATCCCAGGCATATTGTAGCGCCAAAGTCGTTGAGCTGCCTCCTTCCCCTGAAGACCATCCTGATTCCTCTCTTGAGATATCATCCTGATCTGAAACATACATGATTTTTTGTGATCGGATGATTGCGGTGTATTGAATTCTGATATTATCCCAAAGTATATCTACAGGATCACACTCAGATAATACTTCTAAAATCTCAGATGTTTCAGCGGGTAGATGCTTTGCAAATAAGCCGTGACTAACAGCATTTTGATTTCTTGCAGGAGCCCCACCGCCTGAGTTCCCTTTTGCGTTCTGATTGTTCCTCATTGATTCGTAACGCACTTTTTCATTAGGAGCGCTCCGTTTAGAATCGCCGTCCCATTTATCTTCGGATTTCCATTTACGGACTGTAGAAGCTGTTACGCCTATTTCTTCCGCAATAGATTTCAATAGCTTCTTTTTATCTGATTCTATCCAGATTCGATATGCCTCATCACGTAATGGATTTCTTTTTCTCGCCACACTTACTCACCACCTCCGCTAATTGTGTTTGTTTTGAATAATTGAAAAAGCACCTCTGTGAAGAGATGCCTTAGAAATTCAATGCTATCCATAACGTTCTTTTAGCTCATTCATTTTATTATTAATAGTCTCAGCCAATGCTACCTTCTTAGGTCCATACGGCGTCTTCTCTTGTCTTTTTAGGAGTTGCCGAAGCTCTTTGTCAGTATAATATACAGTGACTTTATCGCCACATGACTGACAAACGGCATAGGTGTGTTGGATTCCACTGCCTAGATACTTAGTTCTGTATACTACAGGCGTGTATTCCCCACATTTGCCACATGTTACTAGTTTCTTAGACATTTATAGCTCCTCCTAATATTTTTGTATAAGCTCTCACAGGCAAGAATGGAATAAACTCTATGAGGGGGAGTTTTCACATCCTTATTTTAGTTTTTTTTGTTGTTAGCCTGTGAGTGCATAGTGAAACAGGTTCCCGCTGGCATGTTTAAAGGAGTTAAATTATGAAAATTGGAGTTTTCAGAAATGTTTTCGGGTTGCCCATTTATTTCACGCTATCATGATATATTTTAAATTCGGCGCTTTCAAGGCATGAAAATGGCATCCACTAAATCCTCTAAAGCGTCCACTCCGAAAAGGAATACCGAAAGTTCAGACGTAGCTTTCTTTTCGTCTCGACGAATTGTCGACTCGTCCACATTAAAAAGTTCAGCGATATCAACGTATTTCATTGTTTTTTGAAGAATGTATAGTTTTTCAAGAACCTTGCATCTCCTCTCAACACTTCCGCCTTTTTCTACACAATATGCTTTATATGATCCCCACACTGTGTCAAAATAATCTAGTAATTTTTTTGTTTTGGCTTTGTATTTCATCAATGCCCGCAGATTTAATTCCTCAGGCTCAAAAACAACATTTTCATATTCGTTTAAATCTTCTGTGATCTCTAAACAATGTTTTTTTAGAAAAATGTATTTTGTCAAAAGTAATTTAGTATTTCTTAAACGCCAATCTTTTTGTGTAACTTTCTTTGATTTTTTCTCTTGTCTTTTAATCTCAAGTACAATCTCTTTCGCTAAATCTTTTAACTGGTTCTTATTTATAATTTCTGACATAGTTTCACCTCCCGTATTTTCGCTTTAACGGCTGACATCAAAGATTCTTGACCCGCTTCTTTATTTTTCAGGGCTTCCATGACTTGCTCGTCTATTGTTCCTTTTGCTACAAGATGATGGACGATGACAGGCTGTTTTTGTCCCTGTCTATCAAGTCTTGCATTGGCTTGTTGATAATATTCTAGTGACCATGTAAGACCAAACCAAACGACGATATGCCCACCCCGCTGTAAATTTAAGCCGTGACCTGCAGATTGCGGATGGGCTAACAAAATAGGGATTTTACCTTCGTTCCATTTTTGAATATCCCCTGCTTTGACATCTAAAACTTTTGCTTGCTTAAACCGTTTCAGTATTCTCGCTAGATCATGCTTGTATTGATAAAAGACTAAAACTGGTTGTCCCTGAGAATCCTCTATGATTCGCTCAAGGGCTTCTAGCTTCTCTTGATGTATTTCCCTTGCGTCTTCGTTTTCGTCGTAAATACAACCGTTGGCAAGCTGTAACAGCTTGTTGGAAAGAGTAGCTGCATTACTTGCTACGACATCCGCTTCTGCTAACTCAAGGACATAATGCCTTTCCAGTTCTTTGTATTTCTGCTTACTCTCTTCTGACAACTGGATTTCGACGATATTGTCTGTTCTAGGTGGTAGCTTTAGATAATCTTTTGCTTTCATGCTGATGCAGATATCGCTAATTTTTGAATATATTTGTTCTTCAGCGCCTGGAACTAGCTGCCAACTGTAAACGATATGTCCGTTCTTTTGTGCTGGTACAAAATACCGATTGCGATATTCTGTGATCGTTTTTCCTAACCTTTCCCCTTGATCAAGGAGATAAATCTGTGCCCATAAATCCATCAAGCTGTTAGGGCTAGGTGTTCCAGTTAGTCCGATGACTTGGTTCATCAAGGGGCGCACTTTTCGTAGTGCTTTGAATCGTTTTGAACGGCTTGACTTAAAGCTTGATAACTCATCAATGATCACTGTTTTAAATGGCCATCTTCGCCCGAAGTGTTCAACAAGCCATACAACATTTTCACGGTTCACTAGATAAACATCTGCTTTTTTGCTTAACGCTGCTTTACGCTGTTTTTCACTCCCTAGAATCTTAGAAGTGGTGAGGTGCTGAAGATGATCCCATTTCTCTATCTCGTCAGTCCATGTCTTTTCTGCTACGCTTAAAGGGGCTATCACTAACACATTCTCAATAATTTCAAAGGCGGTCAATAATTCCACGATGGCAGTTAGGCTAGAAAGAGTTTTTCCAAGTCCCATATCTAAGAGTAACGCACAATAGGGGTGGTCTAGAATCCAGTCCTTTGAATAGCCTTGGTACTTGTGTAAAATAGCCCTCATTGCAACCAGCCCAATTCTTCAAACGTATTTATAAGCCAATCAGCCTCTTCTTTCGACCAACAATGCCAAACAGAATGATCTAAGTTTCTAAGCTTTTCAGCTATTTTCTCCTGTGACTTACTTACTACCCCGCCTTTAGGTCTTTTCATTTCTATGGCGGCCATTCTGCCTCTAGGGAAAAATACGAGTCTGTCAGGAACGCCTCTGATTCCAGGTGATTCCCATTTAGGGCACCAAGCTCCTTTTTCCTCAATTTTCTTTTTGAAGTATTTTTCTACATCCGATTCGAGTATCACCGTCTCACCTTCTCTAAAATATTTTTCTTACAAATTACAGGTTACTTTTTTTCTGAACTCTTTATATATATACGTAATATACATGTATATGTGTGTATCATATATATATTTATATACCCCCCTATATAAAGAGTTAGAGAAAAAGGTAACTTGGTAACTTTTATCTGAATTGACTTGATATGAAAGGTTTTCGAGGTTACTTTTCAGGTTACTTTTTAGGGATAAAGTTACCAAAAAAAGTAACCTTTTCCTTAAATCACTCATTTTGGTTACCAAGTTACTTTTTTCTCTAAACCTGAAAAATTCTTTAAGTTTGAAAAATTGGTAACTTGGTAACCTTTTTTCTTAGGTTACTTTTTTTTGGTAACCTAAAACGTACCGTTTCCTGTATCAACTCCGACCCAACATTTTACAGATTTCCCTGCAATCTTTACAGCCTTATTTTCAAAGCCTAGTTCTTCCATTCTAGTTTTGAACTTATTACGGGTCATTTGCTTATAGCCTGATCCTTTACAGTAAGTGACATAATCGCTATACGCTTCAGAAACGGGAGTCTTTTTGTCGGGGCCTGTCTCACATTCGTCTTGGATGAATAACGATAAGACATCATTCCCTTGAATCCATTGAAGAAGATGCTCGTCCATCTCTTTGGATAATGAGAATGCATTGCGTTCAAGTGCATTCCGTAATCCCTGCATTGCTTTGTTAAAAATGCCCGCCCCTTCTTGCTGCATTACCGCCAAAGGGTATTTCTTTTTCACTGCTGAAGTTAACTCTTTATCTATGCTTAAAATGATCACCCGCCGTCTTAGACCTCCTGTGAAATCCCGCATTGCAGGCAGCTCATTCATGGCAAAAGTCAGTTTTGCGTAGTTATAGAAGAAAATCGGGTCAAGGTTTTTCCTGTCTGCATAGATGGTATCTTCTCCCGTTAATTGCTTCAAAAGGGATCCGTCTGCTAAGTATTCGGGCTTTGCATCAGTGTCGAAATTTGCCGTTTTACTGTACAACCAAGCGGGTGCAAATCGTTCCGTCATCAAGCTTTTAAGGCTAACGGCTGAATAACTATCTGAGCCTAAGAGTTGCTTTAAAATATTGACCAGTGTTGATTTACCTGTGCCGCCTCGACCGTGTAAGAATAGAAGTTTTTGCAGCTTGTACTCTCTATAGAAGTTATAACCAAACCACTCATAAACAAAGTCTACATTTTCAGGACCAACTACATGCTGCAGATAACCATCAAAAACAGGACATTTAGCGGAGGCATCATATACGACAGGATGGCTATTTCTTGCGTATAGCTCTTTATCAAAACCTAGGGTGAAGCTGTTTTCTTTCAAATCATAAACGCCATTGGCTAAAACTAATTTATTGACGTTTGTTTCATTTAAGTCTTTTTCGACGAATACCAAATTCTTGATACTTGCAATACATTCATTGATATAGCGAATCTTTGATTCCTTCAAAAGCTTTCTATTAGTCAGATAGCTTTTTATAAATTCATCTGCCCCGCTGCGCCAAATGCCTTGTGCACTGTCATACCGCAAAAATTCCGACCCATTATAAAAGAACGGAATCTCTGAAGCGACCTCTTGGGCTAACAGATAGGTATTGATATCAGGCAAGCCTCTAGCGTCAAAGGTCAGCCAATTCGTTTCTATTGCTTCGTCGCTTACTTCTAAATCAACGCCGCTGAAATCATCCAGCGCATCGCCTAAGCGCTCCTTACGCATCTGAGAGATGATGGCTTCGTCTTCTTGCAGCCATTCGTTCATCGCTTGATAACTTTTCATCTTTTGTGGTGGCGTGCCCGCTTTGACATCTTCGTCCAGATCACCGTATAAATGAATACGAACCAAATCGAAAGCATTCACTAATTGATCACCTACAGGATCAGTACCATGGTGAGAATAGGCGAACTTATCATCATAGATCACTAGCCCACCTGAGGTGGAACCTCCTAAAAAAGTGTAGCGATCAGGGTGCATCGTGGGCCCATAAATTTCAGGAAGAAATTTCTCAATCGCTGCAACGATGTCATAGCTGCGACAAAACGCACCGACGACACCCTTCTTCTCTAATGGATCGCCCGCTTTTTTCGCTTGGCGCTCTCTTATTGAATGACCTCTGCTGGACTCAGGCCAAAAGCTGCTATCTTTCCAATCAACATATTCGGAAAGAATCTCATCAGGATCGACCCACGATAAATCTTGGTAATCAGTGAAGTATTCTCCGTCCAAGCTACGACTTGCCCAGTACATGAGGCGTTCGGGCTGATACGTTGTATCATCGAAATTATCCATGCCGAACATTTCCGCAAGCTTACGGGCTAAAGGCTCATATTCCTCAGCAGTTACAGGGCGACTAAGCGGAAAGATCAGTCTATATCTTGGTTTTTTACTTGTATGGCTGTGAGTCGTATAAATGGCAGCAGCGTGATCAAACAGAAGATTCACTGCCTCCCATAAATCCGCCGTAGTGCTGTCAGCGTCGAGAGTCACGAGGCTACGCATTTCTGCGTTGCCCCGCTTTCTCTTTCCTTCCTTCAGGAAACCGCCGACGAAGCCGCCAACGTCTTTTATATCATCACGGCGACTCTTTGGCATTGCCGCATAATCAGCCGCCGTCTCTTGTGTAATAGTAGGGGTCTGCAAACGTTGGAGGAACTCAGACCATTTCATCGTCCGATTTTTCCAACGTTTTTCTGTTTTTGTACTAGCAAGTGAGAGATTCAGTTCACCGTCAAAACTCACTTGCGGGGTTATTTCGTCTTTCGGACGTTGCATATAACCTACTTCCTTTCAATTATTCTAATTTTCCTGCCAACCGTCTTGAACCATTTTAGGCTTATACTCCTTGTCAGAATAGCCGTGTCCATCGCACAATTCACATTGCGATCTTTTGTACTCAATGCTATCTGGAACCCAACCCGAATCAGGCAATCCCCTAGGATATGGAACAACTACTTTTTTCTGATAGAATCCAGTGCCCTCACATTGCGGGCATTCATAGGGTCTTCCGAAATCTTCAAAAATTTCCCCCAAAGTGGCACTTGCTGAATAAAATTTGATCAATTTTTTAATTTCATAAGCTTTCACTTTCTAATACCTCCTATCTTTGAAACCATGTAATCTGATTCCAAGCTTCCTCAGGGACTAGACCAATATCTTGACCGTTATCCTTTGTGATTACACTGAAATCGTTCTCTTCTGCGATTTTGTTAATAGCACATTCTACTTCATCGTCAGACATCTCAGCTACTTTTTCGGGAGAATACCCGTCAACTTTAGCGAGATAAGTACGAGCATCTGCTACTTGCCCTGTACACCATAGATCAATCTTCTTTTTCATTCTGATGTCACCCCTTCACTTGGTTCATCGTCTTCAAACGATGCAGGCCATTTGTTGATCCCATCCAATAAGATTCCCACAGTGACCTCTGGACTAAGCTTATGCTTATGAGCTAGATACTCGATTAACATGCCGATGAAAATTATTTCAGTTGCGTCATCCATGTCACCTGATTTTTCAATTTTGTCCATTCCTTGGCGGTTAAACAGACGAAACTCACCTAGTATTTTTTTATCTTCCTCAACAAGTTGGGCATAAATCGCAGAAGCTTTTTCTTTTCCCGCTCTCAACCGTCTTTGTATTGTTCCAACCGTGAAATCATCGCCTTGGCCTACTTCCTCAAAATCTTTCTTTAACTTACGCATAGAGTTCAACTCAACAGTGTTGTACAGTTTATTCATTTCTCTTCCTCCAAGTAGTCTTTTATTTCTTCTAGCCATTCAATAATCGCATTAACACTAGAAAGCCCGCCTTCTGTTTTAGGGAAATAAAAAGCGAATAAAGGCTCTGATTTGTCCATAGTCAAACGCTCTACTTGCTCCTCAGGTGTAGCTTTTGAAAAAGGCTCTTGATCCGCTTTAGTATCAATGATGATTAGCGAATAATCGACCTTACTTTCACAGATAAGCGGTAAAAGATTACCTTTCCCTGTTTTTACATATTTTCCCGAACTTCTGACTTCAGAATGGTAATGATCAGAAGCCTTTTTTAATTCGTTTTTATATTCCTGCTTCATTGCTCTTCCTCACTTTCTGGAACGACATTGCCTTTTACTATATGAGCCACAGCAAAGGCCCTCTTACGATCAGTAAACAGAATCGCACCAGAATCATGTTTATCTGAATTGCCTGTCCAACCACTAGAAAAACCTTGGCTGATGCTTAAACTTGTCAAATAACCTTTTTCGCTCTTTACCAACCAATAGCATTCTTTAACCACAGTGAAATTATCTGAATAAACTGCTTCGATAGCTAAGTCTATATTTTCATATAGCCATTTTCCTAATTTAGAATTATAAGGAATTCTGTCATCCGCTACGTCATTAAAACCAAACCCGAACCCCTGGCGACAAAGTAGATACAGCGCACACCTTCTTGCTGATTTTTGAGGATACCTCTTTTTGATTTGAGAATACCAGTCTTTAAATTCTTGAGGCACCTCAATCGGTTTAGGCAGCGATGATTTAAGCTCATCCATATCTGATAAAACTGCTCTAATCAAAATACTTCTATCTGTGGCTTCTCCTTTTGAGTGCCTAGCTAAACAGTCACGCCATTCATTTATTTTTTCATCGATTATTTTTTCCATATACTTTGTCCTCCTTTAATCTTTCATATAATATTCTGTTTCAAAGCCTTCAGCGTTGAGAGGTAATCCCTCAGCCCAATCAGGTTGAACTGTCAAAAGTTCATTCATCGCTTCTATTGACCCTTGACCATACGGAAGTTCAGCTACTGCCTCATCATGTACATGAAAAACGATGGGGTAGTTATTTTTATCTAATCGAACCATTGCTTCAGCTAAAACATCTCTCGCTGTTGCCTGTACAATGTTCTCGACCAATTTGCCGCCATACGTCTGTAATTTCTGAAAAGCTACCTTGTCCCCTTGACCTTCGTAAAAGATGGCGGGACCATAATTCCCTTCTTCTAAATGCGCTTTTGCATAAGATAAGCGTCGACCACTAGGTAACTGAATAAAGAGAAAGCCGCCTTTCTTGAAGAACCTCAGCCCTTTTGGTCCTTTCTTTACCTCACCTTCAGACAGGCACTGGATAACAGCCCTCTGAGTGTTGTACCAGAAGTTCACTATTTTCTTATTGGCTTCACGCCAACGCTGCACGATATCAGGCAACTCTTCCTCACTGATCCCTTGTTCTAGTGCGCCCATTGCTGTGAGTGCGCCTGCTGCCCCCTGATAGCCCAGGGCTAGAGTAGCCACTTTCCCACGTTGTCTCATTTCTTTACCGTCATTTGATTTCCAATCGTAGTCCTCAACTGCCCCAAGATGAAACATCTGTGCCGCTGTCGCTTCATAGATTTTCCCATGAGTGCGGAATACATCGAGAACCCATTCTTGACCTGCATACCAAGCGATGACACGGGCTTCAATCGCAGAGAAGTCAGAAACGATGAAACGATTTCCTTCTTTAGCAATCAATCCTGTACGGATTAACTGCTTCAAGGTATCAGGTACACTGTCATAAAATACTTCTATCGCCTCACGCTCTTGCTGCTTCACAAGTTGACGGGCATAATCTAAATCTGATAAATAGTTTCTAGGTAAATTTTGAACCTGTAACAAGCGCCCTGCCCATCTGCCTGTTCGAGTAGCACCATAAAATTGAAGCAAACCGTGAATCCGATTATCTGAACAAGTGGCGTTATCCATCATGATATATTTTTTTGTACTGCTGTTAGAGAGCTTCAGACGTAGCTGTAGTGCTTCTTTCACTTGCACGGGTAAATCTTCATTCTGAAGAGCAGCGACTACTAAATCCTTTCCCAGCGATTCAAAAGGAGCACCCTGTTCAGCTAACCACTCTTTAAACTGTTTCAAGCTATTTGGATTTTCCAGCCCTGTGATCTCTTTTAAGCGATCCATGTTCTCTGCAGCAACTTCTTCCATTAAATAAATAGCTGATTCTGCAAGAGTTTTGTCAACTTCAGTCCCTCGATCATTTATGTGCTGATCAAGGGCGTACAACTCCCACTCTTGATCAAATACAGGGAATCGCTGAAGTTTATCTGCGATCGCCATTTCAGTGCGCACATCTTGAATACAGTAGTCGATGAAAAGCTGCCACTTTTCAGGATCATGTTCAGGCAGATTCCTCGTTCTATACCCGTTTGCTTTTGTTGGCTTACAAGGTTTAGAAAAGAAATTGATCAACTGCGTTCCTTTGTTGTCTTTTTTCTCTGTCACATTGATGTATTTCGCACATTGACCTAAACTCATAGGAAGCCCAAGCTGACAAGCATGCACCATTGTACAGTGCCATTGGCTAGGGTCAAGCATCTCTTGAAACGTCCATTTCGGATTGAAGAGAGAACTTTTTTCAAAGAGGTACTTACTCAAACAAACACGTTCAAACTGTGCGTTGTAAGCAATTTTTACAGTGTAAGAATTTGACAAAGCGTTTAGAATTTCAGTAGGAATTTTCTCGCCTTGTGCCAAATCAACACATTTTCTTTCGCCACCATTCACCGAATAGGCGAACAGTAATATCTCAAAATTTGGGGAATCAACGTATCTATATACGCCGTATTTAATATCTACATCAGAATAAGTCTCTATATCAATATTTAAAGTATTAATGACTAATCACCAACTTTCTTGGTATAATATAATTATCATATGATGATTGGAGGCTAATTAATTTTGAAAGTAAAAGTTCCTGTATATTACAATTCCAGCACCACAGCAAGCGAAGCCACTTTTGATTTGCCTAACAAATGCCCTCATTGTGGAGAAACTATTTTCCCCAGAGCTTATAAAGGAGTTTCCGAGCAAAGCTACGGAGAAGACAAGAAAACCGTCGCTATAAGTGCTCAATGCTCGAATGATTCTTGTAAAAAATATTTCATTGCTGCTTACAACTACAATAGCTACACGGAGATTAGCGAATATATACCTTACTCGTATCGTCCCCCTATCAAAGTCGAATTACCAGAAAATATAGAAAAGGTCTCTCCTAATTTTGTAGAAATATACTCACAAGCCACTACCGCTGAATCTGAAAAATTGAATCAGATAGCAGGAGTAGGATATAGAAAAGCCTTAGAGTTCTTAGTTAAGGACTATGCAATCAGATATAATCCAGATGAAACAGAGAAAATAAAAACAATGCTTCTAGGTCCTGTTATCAAACAATATTTATCTGATTTTAAAAAACTACAAACTTTAGCAACTGCAGCGACATGGATTGGAAATGATGAAACTCACTATGTTCGCCGACATGAAGATAAGGATATCAAGAGCATGAAAAGGTTCATAAGAGCAGCTGCTCAGTATATTGCTGCTGAATACGACACTGAAGATGCAACCGATTTTACAGAAGAGAGAGCCTAAAAGGGCTCTCTTTTTCCATTCACTTTTTACCCGAAAATGCTGTCTGTGTCGTCCTCATCATCGTCCCAATCTAAATCACCGAAGTCAGACTCAGCATTTGCACGACCTCCGAGAAAGTCACCTTTACACGTAGTCAAAATATTATTTAATCCTGCAGAAACACCCTTGTTTCCTGCTGTATTGAAAGCGTAGAAGTTCATTGACACGACTGCATAAACACCTGAGTAAACATCATCGGCACTGTCAGTTTTTACTAGAATGCCTTCTTCTCTCTTAACTACTTGGGGTTTAGTTTTTGATGAAACATTGATAAACATCATCCCTTTTAATTCAGGAAATTCTTCTTCTGTGTCAAATTCTTCGTCAGCGTCTCGTAAAGTGACTTTCAAATTCTTAGGTTTTACGCCTTTTAACTTGTCATTTTTCCCAGCTTCATAAGCAGCTTCAATCGCTTTTTTAATAGCACCTAGTGTTTCTTTATCATCTTTTGGGATTAAAACCATCGTCGAGTATTTAGGTTCTTGTCCTTCAAAAGCATGTGGTTCCAATACATGCACAAAACTCAATCTCACTTTATTTGTAATTACTTTCGTTCCTGTTAATTTAGCCATAATTATTTTCCTCTTTTCGTTTTATTGTAGTAAGTCATCTAATGACAACGGATCGTCATCAGTTGCTGTTTTGTTTAAATGTTTATCAATGTCTTGTAGCAGTTGATTCTTTACCTTTTCTATTTGTTCCAGATAACTTTTAGCGCCTAAACGTTGCGCTCGATCGATAAGCAAATCTCGCCTTACAATGGAATGAAGTGCTTTCTGAATATCAGTGTAATACCCTTGAAACTTGTAATTGTCAGTGCTTCTCTGTAATTCTAAAACGACGTTCATGTCGTTGAAGTCAAGAATTCGGTAACCCGTCCCTTGAAACAAAATCTTTTTGTCAGCCATCTTCATTCACTCCCTCAAAATCTTCGTTAGCAGAATCAAGGCTAGACAGTTCAGGGCGTTTATCCGTCTCGACCACTAGCACAGGGGCACCTTCAGGCTTCACGATATATGGACCAACTAAGGCAGAAAGGTTTTTCTTGCCAACTAGCTTTTCTAAATCCGTTAAAGATCGCAAACTTTCAGGCTTCATGATTTGTTCTTCTGTGTAACCCTCTGCGTCTAGCAGCAGAGTAACTGCATCAGTGTCAGTAATTTTCCGATTGCTTCGCCCTTCAACTAACTTCCAACCTGGGATATGCAAGCCATGATCTCGAACTTTTTCAAGGCTAGAGTCCTTAATGTCTTTCAACCAGTTTTCAATTTCTTTTGCCCGTCCTAAAATGTCTGCAATATCCTCAGGGGTTAATTCGTTCGGATCAGCAAATTCATACTGAACAATTTCTAAATTTTTATCAGCACGAGCTTTACAAATCGCTTTAGCCTTACACCATTGACAAGTATCTTCAGAAGGAAAGAACTCGCCTTTCCCTTCTTCCGCCATCTGAGCTCTCGGCCTAACGTAATCATTTGCCCATTGCAGCAGATCAGGAACAGATATTTCAAAGGTAGAAATATCTCCTAAGCGGGGTTGAACAATAGTCATTCTTACCGTTTCAAAGTCATAGATCATATCATAGGCGGCATAAGCTCCTAACCCGTAAAGCATAATCTGCGGATTATTTTCAGCAGACACTGGGATTCCTTTTCCATATTTCAGGTCTATCACTTCAATCAATTTATCGCTTGTGATCACTACGTCAGAAGTCCCAAATCCCCCAGGCACCCACTCACTGAAATCGACTTTCACTTCTAGCTCAATCACTGGATTTTCTAAGGCGTGATAATGTTCTAAAACAACGGCGACATACTCGTCTGTGTAATCATCCATAGCAGCATTGTAGTAATCGCTGTGCTTTTCCTTAAATCGGGCAAATCTTTTGTTGTAAATGGTTTTAGTCATTTTTCCTGTTTCATACTTCAGCTTTAGCTCTGACAAGCTATGAGCGACTGTCCCTTCCTCTGCGTACACAGAAGATTTATCAGAAAACCCTTCTTCCATCCGTACTGAAGGAGGACAGCCCAGCCACCGCTTAGCACCTGAGGCGCTAAGTTTGGCATGTATTTCTGGACTAGCCATTCTCCTGCACCGCCTCTATTACTGAATCGGTAACGTTGAAAATCCGTTTGAAATTCTCTTTGAAGTGCATTGATGGTACTGGAGTAGTGGCTTTTTCAATACAAACGATAGTCCCAACGGGTAACTGCAGACGTTCAGCCAATTCTTCACGGCTCATTTTATTCTCACGCCGAATTTTCATATAAGCGTTCATGAGATCACCCTTCCATTAAATTTTTCAGGTCAGTCATAAAGGCTGAATAATGTTCTTCTTTCAAGCCACTGATTTTGTCAGCATTGAACCGTCCTAGCGCTGTTTTTACTGCAGAAAGTTTTCCTGCTTTTTGAGCTTCCTGCATCATTTTGATAACATCGTCTTTTGTTGCATCAGGGAATTTACCATCTGTAGCCGATACACTGTTTTCTACGTCTTCATCACCAGTTAGCGATGTTTCTGTGTCTGAGGTCGAGTCCGTAGAGGCTTCTGACTCTGTTGTATTCTCCGACTTTTTTGCCACTTCTTTTTGCTGCTTAATCCCTGCATCATATTCCTTTTTGGATATAGGGGTGCAAATTGGGAAGTCTGCATCTTGTGGGATTTCCTCACCTTTTTTGTACATCACATAGCTATCACTTTCAGCGTGATAGAAATAGCTGTTCTTTGTAAAAACTTCAGGTTTAGATTCTGTAGCTTTCTCCGATTCTTTGAATACCGCAACCTTTGAAGGTTCTGCGATTTGAACCTGCCTAGTGTCGTCCAGCCCTTCTGATAAAGTTTGTAAAGCGTGTTTGTACTCACTTGCCGATGTTGCTTCAATTGAAATAGTAATTAACATTCTTTTTCCTCCTAAATTATGCTACAATGTAGCTGTCTAAATATTTATTTAATGGCTTGTATCGTTTGCAGACGATGCAGGCTCTTGTTTTATTAATTTGTACTTTTCGATAACTTTGATGTAAGGCTCTCTTACAAATACAGATTCCCCACTAGTTAATGTCAGGACTGTTGCAGACCGTTTATCTGCAGGTAGTTCGGCAATCTCTACTATTCGACCGGCTAAAATTGATCTCTTATAGCCCCCCGCTGTTGTCAATTCAATCATTTGAAATTCCTCCCTTTCCATTTCCTCTTTGTTCAAAAAACATCTGTCTAAAAATCGCCATAAGGACTGCTTTTACAATAGAGTTACCAGCTTGCTTATATAGCTGACTATTACTGCATACTTTTTGAGCTTTATAAAAATCCTCGTCATTAAAATCCATTAAACGCCAACATTCAAGAGGGGTTAACTTACGGATGCGATAATTTTGATTGATAACGTAATTATCTTTTAGTACCCCTGTTAAAGTATTTGAAGCTTCACCTCTGTTTATTTCTAAGTGTTGCTCATATTTTCCTGACTCGGAAGGACGCCCTCGACTTGCCCCTATCGCCGGTAAAATGACTTTAGGCTGTCTATTTCCACCTTGCATTGTGTTCAAGGTAGGACTAACACCTTCGGCGTCATAAACTCGCCCCGCTTGAGGATTTCCTCCAAACGAATCGGTTTGAAACAATTGTCCAACTTGCACTAATCTAGGTTCTTTATACTCCCTTGCCGTGATAGTTGGAGAATAGACGTCATAGCCCCTAACATAGCCATCCATGCCAAGCATAGATTTGTCTTGCATCACAGCTTCGGGGTTGTTTGATTTCTTGAGTAAATTTTCTGCAGCTTCATCGCTGATGTAAAATTTTTCTTCGACTTCCTTCTCAAGAACATCTTTCAATCTTCTGTTTGATGGTTCGTGTGATGGAAAGATAAACTCCTCATGTGGGCCTAATACGCTGATCATAAAAACTCTTTCCCGATTTTGGGGTACCCCATAATCTTTGGCGTTTAAAATTTTCCAGTAATTCGTATACCCTTGATTCTCAAGCCAATTACACCATCTGTTAAAATTCAGTTGATGCTTCTTTCCAACTAAGGGCTTTACATTCTCTAAAAGTAAGAACTTTGGTTTCTTAACCTCTATAATCTTTTTACATTCCCATAAAAGTCCGCTTCTTGTCCCGCTACCCTCATCAAAACCTTCACCTTTTCCAGAAATTGATATATCTTGACAGGGAAAGCTGTAAGTGAAGAAATCATGATCAGGGATAGTATCTGATGTAAATTCCATAATAGATCCAAGATTATTCGTATTGATAAAAGAGTTGTAAATGTCTTGTTTTTTCTGATTTGGTAATCGTTTTATTTGTTCCAATGTCATTGGCTTTTTACCGTCACTTGAGATTTTAAGCTTAAAAAGATATTCAACGATTTCATTAATCTCAATATCTTTTGCATAATCAATCGGATTATCCGTATGAATCGCGTTGTAGGATAGTGTAGCGTGATAATCCCAATCGGATGTTGCTACAACTTCATAGTCAATGCCTAAATCCCTGAGGGCCATTGCTTGAGAACCAACACCAGAGAAGGCTTCAAAAACTTTTAGAGTCATTAGAGTCCCACTCCTTATTTTGTTCATGGTGCCGATGTTTGGTTCTAGCTTTGAACATTTCTTTCACATGGAAGAAACCTACAGTCAAATAGATACCGATAATAATAAACAGAAAATTTGTTGGAATTTTATTTGATAGAAATATCCCGAATAGAAAATAAGTTAAAGCCAAGAAATAATTCTTCAATTTGATTCTACTGAACGTTAGATTTTTCATTTTTTTCTTCCTTCCATAAAAGTGATAAATTACCTACTACCCACAAAATAATTAGAAACAAAATACCTTGTACCTTTTCGCCTACTGAAAAGCAGATAATGGATTGGCTTAATAAAATTAGTATTGCGAGTAGTTTCACGATATCTCACCTTCTAGCTTTAATAAGAAATCTTTAGCTGATACTTTTCGAGTTCGGTATCGGTTTTCTTCCTTCCATTTTAGAAACAGAATGAAAAGTGCTAGATTTATCCATGTGACACTGTGAGTCGGTTTTAGAACACCTTCTTTAAACTCAGGTATTTCTTCCATTTCTTTCTGATAGGTATTGAGTGTTGATTTCGATAAACCATTAAAACGTTTCATGAGCTCATCCCTGCGATCCCATTCAGCTTGTACCTCTTTCCCTTCTATCTGTTTTAGAAGCTCTTCTACAGTTGGTTTCTTCATCTCTTTCACTCCTTTCAAATAGCTTTTACACACATTAGAGCTTTTTAATTTGTAATAAATTAGCATTTGCGCTATTATACCAATAAGAACTAACGTTCGCATTGGATGCTTAATAAATCTTTGATTTGCTGCTTTCTTTCCAAGGAATTTCTATTTCCATTCAATAAGTCCTGTAAATAAGAAACAGTGATTCCCATTTGCCTAGCAAGTTCTCGCTGGCTCCAACCTTTTTCAACTAAGGCAATTTTTACAGTCTTTTTAAAGCTTGACATCATCACACCTCCTATATTTTTAGAATATAGTACAAAATCCCATTGACACATGAGGTAATATATTCTATTATGTAAGCATAGGAAATACAGCACACACTTATTGCGCACTTATTGCTTTGTCTTGGCGGACTAGAGTATTATTTATGCACCCTATGTATGCTGTACTATTATTGCTTACAAAACGAGTATAAGGTATTATTTTACCTTTGTCAACAATTAATTAGAATATTTTACCTCGTTTTGTATTTTTAGGAGGATAAAACGTGTCGTTATACAGTAAAATACAGGAGTTAGCTGCTCAAAAAAAAATCTCTATAGCTGAGCTAGAAAGAAATCTAAATTTCCCGAACGGGAGTGTGAGAAAATTTGATAAGCACCCACCAGGCATAAAAAAACTCGAAGAAGTCGCTGATTATTTCAACGTTTCTACTGATTTTTTATTAGGCAGAGAAAGTGAGAAAACCCCTTCGTGGGCAACCGAAAAAGATATTCTAGAACTAGATAAAATGTTGAGCTCAAACGTGAACATGAGTTATGGAGGTGAAAATTTGACTGAAGAAGAAAAGCAAAGAGTCAAGGATGTACTGACGGGCATTTTCTGGGAGAAACTAGAGAAACAAAAGAAAACACAAAAATGAGGGTGACGTGATTGCAGATATCTAAAATGATGGATGATTTAAAAATTAAATACGGTACTATGAATCCATTTATTCTGTCTGAACACATGAATATCGAAATTAAGTATGTAAACTTTTTAAAAAATCCTAGAGGTCAATACACAACTATACTAGGTGACCAAGTGATCCTACTAAGTAATTCAATTCAAGATACAAATGAGGAGTATTTTGTTTGTGCCCATGAACTCGGTCACGCTCTGCTGCACACAGACACATCAGGATATTACTCTTTGAATAACTCGACGAAAAATAAATCAGAATACGAAGCGAGCAGGTTTGCTACTAAACTTATCTATGAACTTTATAAGGAGGAACACGATTTTGAACTCTGTAAGGTCGATCTGCTTTCAAAAGAATATGGACTTCCTGAAACATTCTATTTTATCTTAGAACAAATAAGCTAGCTAGTACTCAGAATACTTACCAGCTTAAAAACCTTTCAACTTTGTAAAAAATATCATAAAAGCGAGGAACTAATGTAAATGAATAATTTTGAAGCGAAATTTGGATTTTTACCAAAGAAAAAAGTTATCTTAAAAGGAGACAGCATAAGCATAGGAAAAAACGAGTTTGCTCTCGATGACATACAATGTATATATTATAGACCTTTCAATTTTTCTAAAAATGAGTGGGGCTCAGTATACTTTAGTTTTGATGGTGAAAAACCTGAACAAGAAAATTTATTTGCTAAAAATGTTTTTAATTTTACTAACGGGCAAACTTCAGCTGTTAATGAACTATTAGCTCTTCTTGATATAAAAGTAATAAACACAAGAGGAGATTTCAAAAGCCAAGAAAAAGGTGAAGACCTAGAACTTCAACAACGACAATTAGATGAAAAACGTGAAAGAACTCAGGCGAAAATCGCTGCAATGCGAGATAAAAAAGAGATGTCAAAAAAAATAATATGTCCTAACTGTCAAAGTACAGACGTTTCATTCATGGGAAATGATAGAAAGAGCTTCTCAGTAGGCAAAGCTGCTGCAGGAACTATCTTAACGGGAGGAGTCGGAGCTTTAGCAGGTTTCACTGGAAAAAAAGGAAAAAATCAATGGTTTTGCAAGAATTGCAACCAAGTATTCGAAACAAAAAAATAAAAAAGATTAGCCTTAGGGCTTTTCTTTTTAAGAAAGGAGCAATTCATAATGTGGGTTGAAGAGTTAGACAATGGAAAGTTTAAATACTTTGAACGTTATACAGAGCCTTATTCCGAAAAAGTAAAAAGGGTCAGTGTGACATTGGAGTCAGACTCTGGGCGGGCAAAAAATAAAGCAGTAAAAATACTTGCGGACAGAATCGATGAAAAGCTTAAAAACTATAATCGATCGGACATGAGATTCGATGAACTTTATAAAGAATGGTTCATTTATTATAAGATGCATGTTAAAAGAACGAGTTGGACTAAAGTCCCTAAGATGATGAAACATATCAATAAAGTGATTCCAGGTGATACATTGATAAGGAACATTGATGAAGAACTTATCCAAAAAATAGTTGAAGAAATGTATACCTTTGGAACCCTGTCTCTTAACTATACCAAGCAGACAAAAACCACTCTATCTGTCATGTTGAATTATGCACAACAAAAAAAATATATCTCTAACAATCCCGCTTTACTGGTAAAGATACAACCTAAAAAGAGTGAGGAAGAAAAACGAAGAAAGCAGATGGATGAAAAATATCTGGATCAAAAAGAAGTGAAAGTAATCCTTGATCATGTGAGAAAAAGAAACAGTCGTTCGCTTCATGCCTATATTGCTGAATTTCTTTATCTAACGGGGTTAAGATATGGAGAGCTTCAAGCACTACAAATTAAAAACTATGACGGCGAATCAATCCGAGTTAATGGAACGCTGGATTATTCATTTCTAAAAATGGCGGAAGCTGTAAAGACAGCGCCAAAGAACGTTTATTCTAACCGTATTGTCGAATTGTCAGATCGAGCAAAAGAGATACTAAACCAAGTTATCGCTGACAATACTTTCAGACAAGGAGAACAGGCACCCGACAATTATATTTTTACATCAAACAGGGGAACTCCCCTATCTCTCCACAGTTTCAATGCTATTCTTCATAAGGTAGAGGAGGAATTGTCTTTCGAGAAAAAATTGTCCTCGCATATTTTCCGTCACAGTCATGTATCACTTTTATCTGAACTTAATGTACCGCTAAAGGCAATCATGGAGCGTGTAGGACACTCTGACGCAAATACAACGCTATCAATATATAACCATGTTACGAAAAAAGCTAAGAAACAGGTCATAAACAAACTCAACTCTCTATAATTTTTTTAGATTTTTATGCCCCCTTCTTGCCCCTTAGCTAAATAAACATCTATAAAAAATAAAAAGAACCTCGATTTCTCAAGGTTCTTAAAGGGATGTTACATCATACCACCCATACCCATTGATGGATCCATTGGTGGCATAGCTGGAGCTGCTGGTTCTGGTTTGTCTGCAACAACCGCTTCAGTTGTTAACAATAATGCAGCAACAGAGGCAGCATTTTGTAGTGCTGAACGTGTAACTTTTGTAGGATCAACGATTCCTGCTTCAACCATATTGACCCATTCGCCGTTTGCAGCATTAAAGCCAATACCAAGTTCAACGTTTTTCAACTTATCAACAACGACTGAGCCTTCATAGCCTGCGTTTTCAGCAATTTGACGAATTGGTTCTTCTAATGCACGTACAACGATTTTCACACCAGTAGCTACATCGCCTTCAGCTTCTACTGCTGTTACTTTATTAATCACATTGACTAAGGCCGTTCCTCCACCAGAAACCATGCCTTCTTCAACCGCTGCACGAGTAGCATTTAACGCATCTTCTATACGAAGTTTTAATTCTTTTAGTTCTGTTTCAGTTGCAGCACCAACTTTGACAACGGCAACCCCGCCAGCTAATTTCGCTAAACGTTCCTGTAGTTTTTCGCGGTCAAAATCAGAAGTTGTTTCTGAAATTTGATTTTTGATCAATTGAACACGTGCATCGATACCTGCTTTTTCGCCTGCACCTTCAACAATTGTTGTATTATCTTTGTCAACAACGACTTTGCTTGCATTTCCAAGATTTTCGATTGTTGTATCTTTTAGTTCAAGTCCTAGATCATCTGTAATTACTGTTCCGCCAGTTAAAACAGCGATGTCTTCAAGCATTGCTTTACGACGATCACCAAAACCAGGCGCTTTTACCGCAACCACGTTGAATGTTCCACGGATTTTATTTAACACTAATGTTGGTAAAGCTTCTCCATCAACATCATCAGCAATGATCAATAATGGACGGCTTTGTTGTAAGATTTGTTCTAACAACGGTAAAATATCTTGGATGTTAGAGATTTTTTTATCTGTGATCAAGATATATGGATTTTCTAAAGAGGCTTCCATTTTATCATTATCAGTGACCATATATTGAGATAGGTAGCCGCGGTCAAACTGCATTCCTTCAACGACATCTAATTCTGTTTCAATCCCTTTTGATTCTTCGATCGTAATAACACCATCATTGCCGACTTTTTCCATTGCATCCGCAATCAATTGGCCAACACGGTCAGAGCCAGAAGAAACTGCTGCTACTTGAGCAATCGCTTCTTTTGAATCAACGACTGTTGAAATGCTGTGTAATTCTTCAACAGCTGTCTTCGTTGCTAATTCGATCCCACGGCGAATTCCTAATGGATTTGCACCTGCAGTTACGTTTTTCAAGCCTTCACGAACAATTGCTTGTGTTAAGACTGTCGCAGTTGTTGTTCCGTCCCCTGCGATATCATTTGTTTTTGAAGCAACTTCCGAAACTAATTTAGCACCCATATTTTCAAAGTGATCTTCTAATTCGATTTCTTTAGCAATCGTTACACCATCGTTTGTGATCAATGGTGAACCAAAAGATTTTTCTAAAACTACGTTACGACCTTTAGGGCCTAATGTTACTTTTACTGTATCCGCTAAAATATCTACCCCACGAAGCATAGCTGCTCGTGCATCTTCTGCAAATTTAATTTCTTTTGCCAT